AATTGCATATGATCCAACTGTTGAAGAACAAATTGCCACTCAACAAAAAGCAAATATGCAAGTTCAAACTGCAATTGCACAAGCAAAAGAAGCCGAGCAAAAAGCAATCACTGCCGCAAAAAATGGTGAAGCTGATGCTATGAAAGCTAAATGGGAACAAGAAGTTATTAAAGCCCAACAAGTTACAGAAGCCCAACAAAAGCTTGAAGTTGCTAAGTTAAATGCACAAGCACAGGAACAAAATAAACGGGCTACAATACTTGAAGGTGAAGGTATTGCTGCAAAACGGAAACTCGTAATGCAAGCTGACGGTGCTCTTCAAATTAAGATCGATGCTTGGTTGGAAGCTAATAAAGCATATGCTTCAGCAATTGAAAAACATCAAGGTAATTTCGTTCCGATGGTTATTTCAGGTGGTGACGGAAAGGCCGGATCTAGTGGTAGTGTTAATGATTTAATTCAATTATTCATGGCTCAAACAGCTAAACAGATGGCCTTGGATATGAAAATGCAGGGTAAAGGCAGTGGTGAATAACGCCTTGTAAGGGCAAAAAAAATGAAAAAAATCATAATCCTTATTCTTCTAATTGTTGCAGTCGGTTTATCACAAGATAGAACAACAACAACTAAAACGACTCAACAAACTACTCAAGTAATAATTCCTGTTATAACTTTAGAAGATAAACAAATTGCATTAAAAAAGATTGCAATAGATAGTTTACTTCGAGTTAAAAGAAAATCTGAAGATACTATAAAAATTTGTGATTATAAAATCCAAATGCTTCAGATTGAAATTGGGCTTTTAGAAGAAAAAAAGAAAAATAAAACCTTTATTTTGGTTAAATAATGATGGAGCAGGAAAAAAATTGAAATTATCCCTCCCTGAGTTTCAATGGTCTGTTGTTGGCGCGGCAGACTTCCTGCTTCTTTATTTTCCCACAAAAAAATGAGCAGCAAAACAATAGTAATTACTGGTTGTCCAATTAGTACAAACAAAGATGAAGTATTTGCTATGTGTCAGAATGATGCCGAATTAATTGATGCAATAAAAAATACAAGTGAAAAATTGAAAGCTACTGAAGGAATAGAAACATTTATACAAAAAGATAATATTATTGCAACAGACAGTGGTTATTACTGTGCTTTTTATGAAGAAGATTTAAGAACTTCACCTGCCGAAAAATGAATCAGTAATTAATTAATTCAAAGATCTATTCCAGTTTCTTTCATTGTTTTTGTTAAATTCTAATAATATATTCATTTTTTTCTTCACTTGTATCATTAAAATGACTTGTACTTTTCAAAACAATTTCTTCTTTAATTAATGTTAATTTAGCAATTTTTTCTTTAGTTTCTTTATCACAATCTAATAAAATTATATCTGATAACTGTTTTACTTTTTTGATAAATGGAACTAAAAATTCAGATTCCCAATTAATATACTTATTCATTACATCTCCATAAATTTCTTTCTTTTCAAATGGAATAGAAGTAAAAATTAAATCAAATTTTTCTGTTTCTTTAAATGGAATATCTTCAAAATATCCCTCAATGGTATAAATATTATCAGATTGAAGACTTTTTATCAAATTTTTAGTAGATTGTATATTTTCTTTCCAAGCATCTACATAAGTAAACTGACCTTTAATTGGATATAAGTCATGAAAAGCTAGTAATCTGGCACCCCATCCTCCAGTAGGATCTAACACTTTAGGTTTTTCAATATCTTTCAAGTATCTTTTATAAATATACTTGGCAATATTAGGTCTAAACCAAGATACACCATATCTTTCACTTCTTAATTGAACCATAAAATTTTCCCAAGTAAACTGTTTTTGTTGTTCCCCTAATAATGCTAAAGCATGTCTTAAAGGAACTAAATTTTTAATACAATCATTTGGTGTAAATCTAGATTTGGATGATTTACAATCAAAAAATTGTGGATAAAAACTTAATAGATAGTCTCTAAATTGTGATTTAAAAGAATTAGTATTAAATTCATTTCTATCTAAATCTAAAGGTATAGAAATTACTCCATGTTGATAAGATTTTTTAAGGTCTATTTCTATTTTTGAGAATGGTTTTTTTTGAAATATTATTTGGGCTAACATCTCACCTTCGAGATTGCAAGTTAAATTTATAAACCAATTTTTTACAACAATTGCATCAATATATTTTGTTATATCACTATAATCCCATTGATTATAGATCATATTATTTTCTAAAGCATATTTTTTACCTGCTTCAAGTTTAGCAATATATTTATACGAATTTTTTATTATTTTTACCCCCATTTCAATAAGCATTTTTGATCCATTTGTAAACTCAACTAAATAATCTGGAATATATCTTTTTAATTTACCCTGGTAATTTATATAAGGTATACTAAATGAGTTAAATTTATAATTTTTTACATTTTCATCTAATTCTAAAGCCATTAATAATTTTAATTCCCAACTAGATCTTCTAAATAAAATATTATTTTTAGCATTACTTCCTTTTGTTGCAACAAAAGGACCTTTTTTAAATTTATATTCTCCATGAATCCATTTACGAGTAGTTATTTTAGATCTTAATTCTCTTGATTCAGGGGTGTTCATTCCCTCTTTTATTTTTTTAGTATGTTCTTTACTTTGTTTTACTCCTATTTTTGATTTACTTAATTGCTCATATTGTAACAATTTTTCAACTTCAGATTTATTTTGTATTGATTGTTTTATTTTTTTAGATAATTTTGAAAGTAAGTCTGGATTAGACCAAACTTCTTTTTGAATAGTACTCATTTTATTTCTATACTCATCAGACCAAAGTTCTTTTTGAGCTTTAGACATATTAATTTTTGCTTCATCAGTAGCTTTTCTTCCTAATGAAGCTTTGCCCCATTTTATTCCTGATTGCTTCATAGCTTCTTTAAATTCAATAGATGATTCTTTACATTTTTTGGAACAATAATTAACATTTTTATATGTTCCAATCAATCCCAAAAAAACTCTTTTTTTGGATAAATCAAGAAAATTGTTACAGTTTTTACATTTTGGTTTTTCATTTTCATCTAAATTTTGTATGATCCAATCTCTATAATTTTTGTGGTGATAGGATTTGAAATGTCTACTAAGACTTTTTAGTAATTGAAATTTTTGTTTACAAAGTGGGCATAAGTAAATGAGTCCACTTTTAGGCATAAGTTCTTCTAATTTCATTTTGAGGATTTTTCTCTGAAATATGGGTTTATAAATAATCACAAAAAAAGATAGAGGAGTTTTTATTTCCTCTATCTAATTTATTACTATTTTAAATCAGTGTAAACAAATTAAAGTGAAGCAGGAGCTCCGATAAAGTCGAGATCAACTACTCGGATGACGGCGTACATTTCGGGCCTGACCATCTGTTTTGCATATCTCGTCATAACTGCTCTTCGTGGTGTAAAATCTTCAGGAGCAAAAATAGTAGGTGTTACCAACAATGGAACATAAGGTGCGTATACAAATCCTGTTTCCAAGAATGAACCGCCTTTATATCCAAGTAACATCAAGTCAGATGGGAAATAAGGATCTTTGTAAACAGTGTATCTGCTTGACAAAGTACCTGACTTTTCTGTTCCAAAGCTATATTCAACTTCAGAAGCGTCTGACAAGATTGTTGGTTTGAATCCATTAATTGATTCAATAATAGAGCTGACTTCAGGGCTTGTAACGATGAAGTTAGCACCATGTCTTAATGATCTCTTATGGATTTCATTGCTTACTGTAGTAACTGTTTCACCAAGTGTTTGATACCAGTCTTGCTGTGTACCATAAAATGCTTGGTAGCTTCCTTGCGAAGCATCTGCAAGTGTTTTAGTAGAAACTATAACACCATCTGCTGAAAGCGATACATATTTACCAATCTTTCGTGACCAAGCAGCTTTTACTGATGCACCCTTTATCAATTCACCAAGAATTTCTCGGTCAATTTCAAGTGCGATGGCTTCTGAAAGAATGGTTGTTAATTCAACTTCTGCATCCAAAGCGTGATAAGCATTCAAATCTTGAGCTAATTCAGGAGTCCATTGAGTTTTCAATTTTCTGGTTTGTGCCATTACTGGTACGCTAGAAATACTGATATTCAATTGTGGAATACCTGTTACAGCTTCAAAATCTCCAAGAACTGTTGATTTTGGATTATCTTGCAAATCAGTTTTCATTGGACCATAGACCAATACTTTTGCAAGAGCTGAAGCTGCTGCAGCTGTAATTGATGCTACACCCGTTGAGTTAACGTAAAACGTAAGTTGGTTTGCTGCATATCGAGTCAATGAAGGATCATATGTTCCCCATAATGATTCTGCAGATAATGATTCAATAGGTGTTGCACCTCTAAATGTTCCGGTTCCAAGACTTAATTCACCTGATGTTGCAAGTCTCATATTAAATAATTGTGCTGCATCCATATTTGCTGATAATGCACCAATTGTAAATCTAACTGGAGTGCATTGACCAATAAGAGCTGATGTTACTGCTTCTCCAAGCAAACCACCAGTTCCTGTGATACCATTTGCTGATAAAAGATAGCTACGTGTTGAATAGCCACTATTAAGTTCATAGAATCCACCACCAGCAGTCATACCTCCAACACCGTCAAGTGTTTGGTTAACTATAGGTGTTCTATTGCCATAAACTGAACCACCTGAACTAAATCCACCTTTATTTCTATCAAACGTAAAGTCAAGATAGAATAACAAACCAGATGGTAAGCTCATAGGTTGAACTGAAACGATTTCGTTTGCAATCAATTGAGCAAACACCCTGCGAACTAATGGGAAAGCAATTTTATTGAAGCCAGCAATATCTGATACTGTTGAACCTTCATTCAATTGTTTCAAACCTTTTGCTTCTTGTTCAAGCAAGTTAGCCATAATTTGGCCCTTGCTCTTTGAAAGCTTTTTCAAAAGATTTGTTTTGCCCCACTTGTCAACGAGACGTTTGGTTATCTGAGCTCGTGAATCAAGTTCAGTTCCGGCCATTTCTTTGATAAAATCATAATTAGACATTTATTTGTCTCCCGTGTATATTATGTGTTGTTTATATATTTTGTTTTGAAAAACTTATATCCCAGCTAATTCAGACATTCTGTCGTATGCTGAACTTTTTGGTTTAGTTGATTCTGAAAGTACTGACTTCTGATTGACATTCTTCAATGGATTTTTTTGCGTTGTTCGTACAGGAATCTTTTTCATAGTCTTGTAGATAAGTTGAGCTTCACGTGTAGTTTTAGCTGAATCAAATGCTTCTGCAATTTGTTTCTTATCTTGACGTGTCATTCCAGGTTGAGTCATAAGCTTGAAGGCGTATGCTAACTTTGCATTAAATAAGTCTACTTTTTCGAATTTATTCTTCAATGTTGCAACAGCTTCACGAAGAATTTTGTTCTCTTTTTTGTATTTCAATGCAATCTTTTTAACTGTTTCAAGAACTTCATCTGCATCTTTTTCTTTCTTGTCAGCGTCATCATCTGTCTCTAAAATTGATTCATCTTCTTGTGGTGGAAATTCGCCTTTTGGTGCAATTGATTCTTCATCATCAACTACTTCCAAAACTTCATCATCATCAACTGGAGGTTCTTCAGGTTTTTCTTCTTGACCGAAGAGCTCATCTATTTGATCATCTTCATCGTCTATTGATGGGACATCAGTTTGTGGTGCCATCTCTTCAAATTCATCAGTGTCATCTTCTTTTCCAAATGGGTCATCGACTGGTAGTTCTTCTCCCTCTTTTACATCTTTTCCTTCGGGATAGGTTTCTACTGGGCCAGCACCTGCTTTTTTATTAATGTTTTTTCCACCTTCAATAGCATCTTGATCTTCTTCAGGGGAATATCCGCCTGGTTGATCATTGCCGGTAGAAACTTCTTCATTAATAACTGCAGAAAGCATATTTTTAATCTGTGGTGAAAATTCTTTTATGAACATGTTTTTAGCTCTTTCTTCGATAACGGAGGTTACAGTATTTGCATCTGCAATGGCTTCTTTAATTATTGACATTTTGTAGCTCCTAAGAGTAAAATGTGTTAAATTTTTGTGGATTGTGAGAGATAACTTAATTTTACTAGTTACTAAATTAATTGAATTGATTTATCATATATATCATTAAGTTCCAATCCGTTCTTTAAGTTTTTAAGAAAAATGATAAATTTCAAATCAATTTTGAAAGATATTTATGATATAAAAGACATTATATAGGTACCTTTCTTTCGGAGAATTAGAATGGGGTTTACTCGCCTTTTCTCAACTGAGTTATCACAAACAGCATCTCAGGCAGATTTTACAGTAAATTTTGGAGATGATAGCAATACTGCATTGCCTGGAATTATTAGCACGGGATCTTTAAGTGCAGAAGCACCCCAAATTGTAAAGTATGTACGATATAAATTGGGAGAACCTGTTCTTACAGTTCAATGCGATAATAGGCAGATTTTCTTAGCTTTTGAAGATGCTAATTTAAAATATAGCTCAATTGTAAATACATATCAAGCAAGAAGTTGGATGATCCAATATTATGGATTAAGTAATGATTTCAATCAAAATGATTTAACGGGAAAACTTCCAGCACCATTTTCTAATTTTCTTAAAAGGTTATCAGAAAATGTAGCTTGGGAAATGAATCCACCTGTAGGAGGTAACTCACTAGGAAATATTAGAAAATCATATATTAACTTGGTACCTGGTCAACAAGATTACGATATCTATAATGATATAGTTGACAGTACAACTTTATCTTCTCTCAGTGCTACAATGGTATCTCTTTCCGGAATGTCTATGAAGGTGGATTTAAAAACAATTTATCATTTCCCTTCTGTAACTTTGTATAGATTTTATGATCCATATTCCTCAATCAACTTATTGTCACAAGAATTTAATTTTGAATCATTTAATACTGAAACTATTTTTTATGTCATGCCAATTTGGACAGATATCTTAAGAGCTCAACAATTGAATATGAATGATAAAGTAAGAAGGAGTAATTTTTCTTATGAAAAAGTTGGAAGACGACTAAGAATATTTCCTGCTCCAAAAATGAGTATGAAATTATTTATTGATTACGTTCCAACAAATCAAAATCCATTCGATCCAAACGATCCAACATCTGTTTCTGGAATTAGTAATTTTTCACAAGTGCCATTTACGGATATTGCTTACGATAAGATTAATGCTCCAGGAAAATATTGGATTCGAGATTTTACGTATGCAATCTGCATGGAAATTGAAGGAAGAATACGAAGGAAGTTTGATAAAATTCCAATTCCCGGTAATGACATTGCACTAGATGGAACTGCACTAGTTCAAGAGGCAATCGCAAAACAATTAGAATTAGAAAAAGTATTACGTGATGATTTAGAAAAGCTTACAGTACAAAATGTTATGAAAGAAAATGCAGAAATTCAAAAATATCAACAAGAACAAAATGCATTAATCCCAACATTTATCTATATGTATTAAAAATATGACAGCAATAGAAAAAATTAAAGATACATCAAAATCAACAATCAATAAAATTATTTCGGCCCTTCTATCTCCATTTTTTGACGCAGATGAATTATTTTCCTGGAAAAAAGGGATGACAGCCGTTGTTACATTTGTCTTCGCCTACGCCTGTGTAGGCTACCTTAATACCCATAATTTTGATGTTTTGCCCAGCAAGTATGTGTATCTTATAGTCCTCATTTTCGTAGCATATTTTGGAAAAGATATACCACAAGGATTTATTGATATGGGCTCAAAATATCTTGACTTGAAAATAGAAGTTCAAAAAAATAAAACAAAGGAATTAGTTAATGGAGATAGTAAATAATGGCCAAGGGGGTTTATGTTAGAAAACCTATTTCTGAAGAAACAAGGCAGAAATTAAAAATGTCTCATTTAGGAATTTCCCCATGGAATACTGGATTGAAAGGAATAAAATGGGATCCTGAAAGGTATATAAAGTCTTTAGCTACAAAAAGAGAAAGGGGAACAGATAAACATCCTGGTAGTGGTAGAAAAGCCCATCTGACCCGTATATTGAGAGGAAATGATAAACAACCAGGAACTGGGTATAAATCTGTAGCAACTAAAAGAATAAATGGAACACTTTCTTCTAAAATTAAAGATCCAATGAAAAGAGCAGAATATTGTCTCAATGTATCAAAAAGAATGAAGGGTAGAAAGTTATCTGAAGAAACAAAGAAAAAATTAAGTGATTGTCAAAAAGGTAAAAAAATACCCCAAGAACGAAAAGCTAAAATTAGAGAAGGAATTTTAAAATATATTGAAAAAACAACAGGAAAACCATTTTGTTCCTTTGGAAGAAATGAAACCCAATTACTTAACGAGCAAGAACAAAAAGACAACTGTAAGATTCTGAGACAATATAAAATTGAAAAATTAGGATATGTAATAGATGGTTATTGCCCAGAAACAAACACTGTGTATGAAATATATGAAAGTTATCATAATAAACAAAAAGAGCATGATTTAAAGAGACAGGAAGAAATTCAGAAACATTTGAATTGTGACTTTAAAATTATTTGGGATAATTTATGGAAACAATAAAAAATGTTGATAGAAAATCCTCTCTTTTCATTGGAGATAGGGAACGGGTGTTTTTTGATCGTGTGGCTACAGAAGTTGTTGAATGTGTAACTCAACAAAAAATTAAATATTACTTTATTGACTCAGCAAGAACTGTCAGTGATGATTTGTATGGTGAATCAACACAAAAAATATTTAGAAAACCTTTGGAAGTTTATGCACTAGTTTTATACAATTCCCCTTTGATAGACACTGGTACTTTTTCTACAGAAACAACTTACTCTTTGAAAGTATACATACAACGTTATAGAGTCGAGCAGGATTTAAAGATGACTCCAAGAATGGGTGATTTTTTAGAGTTTGGTCAAAAATATTTTGAAATAACAAAAGTTTACGAACCTCAATTAATTGCAGGCCAGGATGTTTCAGGTTTTCGTATGGGTATTTATGTTGAGGCTATTTCTACTAGAGCCGATGTTTTTAGTCCGCACAAAATTAGCCCTACTGACCCTCATGTGAATCCGGACGTGATAAGATAATGAATTCTACTTCTTTCCAAAAAGGGCATAAAGTTTCAGATGAAATTAGAAAAAAGATTTCTCAAACTAGAAAAGAGAGAATTGCTAATGGCCAAATTAATCTTGAAAATGTAATAAAATCTAGATTAGGTTCACATCATAGTGACTTAACTAAAAAAATTATATCAGAAAATACAAAAATTGCAATGGATAGTCCTTCAATTAAACTAAAATGTGGCTGGTGTAAGGGTAAAACTAGTACTATGAAAGGTAAGAAACATTCAATGAATGCTAGAAAGAAAATGAGAATTTCAGCTCTTAATTATATTGAAAAGTCAAAAGGAAAGCCATATTGTTGTATTGGTAAATCGGAAGCTCAATTACTTGATGAACAAGAAATTAAAAACAACTGCAAAATTCAAAGACAATTTCATATTAGAGATTTAGGATATATTGTTGACGGATATTGTCTTGAAACCAATACTGTTTATGAAGTGTATGAGCCAAGACATGATAATCAAGTCCAAAAAGATTTCCAAAGAGAAACAGAAATTTATAACCATCTGAGCTGTGACTTCATAATTCTTTGGACTGGAGACCATAATGCCATTAATAGATAAAAGCCGAGATTCTCAAATACATGAAATAAATCTTAAAAGTATTGATAAATCAGTAGTAAATTGGTTTGAAAGAGATTATCCTGTAGTAATAAATGGTCAACCAACAAAAATTATCTATGCAACTGCTGAGCGTTGGAGCAAAGCTCAAAATGACAAAGGCTTTAGAAATGAATCAGGTATCTTAATTTTGCCTATAGTTTCTATTCGTAGAACAACTCCAGATTCACATCGAGAAAGATTTGTTCCAGCTAACGAAGCAACGAATATTACTTTGTCAAGGAGAATAGCAACAACTCCTTTAAACGAAACAGAAAGGCAATCGTCAGTTTTTTCAAGAATAGCAGATCCAGATTATTTAAAAGCTGCTGATGATGTAGTTTATGAAGTCATTCAAATAGAATTTCCGTCTTTTGTTAATCTTGATTATGAAATTACAGTATGGACTTCTTATATGACTCATCAAAACTTGAATCAAGAGAATATCTATAAAGAGTTTAGAGGAGGTCGTCAGTATTTTCATGTTGATGATTATTTCTTCTTTGGTAAAATGAGTGCTGCTGCACAAGATCAAAGTAATTTGGATAATTTTTCTGATAAAGAAAAGGTTATCAAATATAAATTCAGCCTAGCTTTGCAAGCATATTTTGTAGATAAATCAAAAGTGAAAATTTTTAGAACTTCAGGAAATACAAAGATACAAGTTTCTGAATTTAGTGAAGTTAAGAAAAAGAAAGCAAGTCCAACAGCATTTTTAAATTTACCAGGAACTTTAGATTTTGGTGAAGTTGATATTATTTAAGGAGGTCTATGGCAGTTCTTAGTTATAATATTTTAGGGAATTATTTGAATCCTGCTGTAGGCAATGTTAGTTTATCTTCATCATCTACAGCTTTTACTATCTCATTAACAGCAGATTCAGGATTCACAGATGCTCTCAGTGTTCCTTATGTGGGAGGTTATGTATTTTCCACAATTTATGTAAAATTTGTTCCTATAGAAGTAACAGACTACACAGGGAATATATCTCATATAGCAGGAAATTTATCTAAGACCTTATTAGTCAGTGGTAGTGTATTTCTTCCATCACTTGTTGTAAGTCCATCTGCAATTGGTTTTGGACAAGTTCTTACAGGTACAACAGCAGTTGAACAATTTTATTCATTAAGTGGAAGCCATTTATTTCCTGAAAGCGGCAACATTTCAATTATTGCTCCTTCTGGATTTGAAATATCTTTAACAAGTGCAACAGATTTTAGTTCTTCGACATTAATTCCTTATAATAATTTAGTATTAACATCAACACTCATTTATGTAAGATTTATTCCAATGTTAGAACAAAGTTATTCAGGTAATATAATTAATTTATGTGGCGGAGTTACTACAAATGTTTCAGTAACAGGAGATGGTGTTTCATCAGTTCCTGTAGCAGGACTTAATATTGTTTCAGCAATCTCACCACAACAAGGTGATATATCATCATGGCTTCCAAATTTATGGTGGGATTCTTCAACTTGGAATACTACTGGAGAAACTATGTCATTAGGTTATACTTTTATAGTAAATAATGTTGATGTTTCTAGTGTATCTTCAGTTAGTTGGAGTTCTAATAGTGCTTCAGATGTATCAATTAATAGTTCTGGGGTAGCAACAAAATTAAAATATTACGACTATTTTTATTTTAATCCTGTAACAATAGCTGTTTATTCAAATGTAAATACTAGTTATTCAGCAACTGCTTCAATTGATCACTCATATCCGATGTAAAAAATGACAGAACAACAAAGAGGAAAAGTAGTAACAAAATTTGGAATTCATCAACAGCCTTCATCTAGTGGAACTTTTGCACACTTAGATTTGGGTAGTTTAACTGTATCTTCTCTAACAGCTTATAATCAAGTTATTAAAAACACAACTACAGTCAGTGAATTGCAAACTGTACAATCAATTTCTGCAAATTCAATATCTTCAGTTTCTATTTCAGGTACTTCTCTTACTGCAGATTCTATTTCTGCAGCAGGAATTACAGGTGATACAATTTCTGCAGGAAGTCTTTCATTAAGCACTTTTAAAATAGGTCTTTCTGGAATTCTAGTAGGTAATGGCCCTTCTGCTAATGTTTCTGCAATTGCTTTTACAAGTTCAAATGATTATTTAAGAGGTGATGGCTCATTTGCTACATTTAATCATGATTCTACTCTTAATAAATCAGGAATAGGCCCACAATATTTTCACTTGAATATTTCTGAATATTCTTCAGTAACTAGTTTATCAGCAACAATCAGTAGTATAACTTCTGATATTAGTTCTTTGAGTTCTAGTATTACTGGGTTTAATGATCAAATTTTAAGTTTAAGTTCTTCAGTAACTAGTTTAAGTGCTACAGTTACTAGTCATACAGAACAAATAAGCACTTTAAGTGCAGCTTTAACTTCATCAATAACTTCATCACATCCTGAGTTAAAAGTTTTAACCCCAAATGGCTTAGCATTAACTTCTCTTACTCAAGAATTGAGTCTTGGGTTAGCTAGTGCTTCAACTACAGGTGCTTTAAAAAGTGAAGATTGGATTATCTTTAGCAGTGTTACAAGTGTTAGTGCCGATTTGAACTCTTTAAGCTCTAGTGTTACTAGTTTAAGTGCTACTGTTACAGGACATACACAAGATATTCAAGCTTTAAGCGCTACTATTACAAGTGTACATGATGCGGTAACTCTCGGTATACCAAATGGTTTAACATTATCTGGTCAAGAATTAAGTTTATTATTAGCTAGTTCTTCTGCAACTGGTGCATTATCAAACATTGATTGGAATACTTTTAATAATAAACAAAATTCATTTGATTTAACTGGATTAAGTTCAACTGTTACTGGTCATTCTCTTCAAATATCAACATTAAGTTCAAGTGTAACAAGTTTAAGCTCTACAGTAACAGCCCAAATTAATAGTTTAAGTTCTTCAGTTACTTCTTTAAGTGCTTCTCTTACAAGTTATAGTTTTGAATTCAATTATGCAATTAATAGTTTAAGCTCAACAGTAACTGGACACACTGTCCAAATAAATAGTTTGAGTGGAACAGTTACTGGGTTACAATCAGTTACAGGAAGTTTTGTTCCTTATATAGGAGCAACTGCAAATATAAATTTGGGTACTTATTCTATTTCCGGCACAAGGCTATATACAGCTTCTGCTACTCCTCTTAGCAGTAAAGAATTAACTTCAAAAAATTATGTAGATTTAGTAGTAAGTTCATCATTAACAGCTATTTCTTTACCAACACCAAATCGAGTAATATTTTGTGATTCAACTTTAACTGGAAATATTTTTCCTGGCTATAGTGATTGGAATTTAGCAAAATCTGCTGCTCTTTCATTAAGCTCTGATTCAACTCATCCAGTTTGGATAAGAAGATATTCTAATGCAGATGGAACAGTATTTTCTTTAAGTGCTGATACAGTAGAATCTTTACATGAAATTGGAATTATTATTTTAGATGGAATAGATGAAATTTTCAATTCTATTAAATCTTCTACAGGAATTTTTACAAATTTAACAGATAACTATGTGCCTTATCATGTAAATGATACAATAGGTTTAGAAAATAGTCCAATAATTGTAAGTGGAACTAAAATTGGTGTTGGTATAACTAATCCATCTACAAAACTTCATATTTTAGCAGCAGGAGCAGCAGGTGATAACCCAAATGATGTACTTACTGTAGAATGTTCGCCGATAACAGGTGGCTCAACAATAAATTATGGACCTGCAATTTTATTTAAAGATATTACATTTTCTACTGACACACTTGCAAGAATTGCAGCTGTTTATGAAGAAAAAGCTTCAAATTCTTTTGCAGGAGGTTTATTATTTTATACTAATCCAACTAGTTTAGATGGTTCAAGTTATCTTGTTCCAAGAATGAGAATTAGTCATTTGGGAGATGTATCAATATCAGGAAACTTCTCAACTACTAGTAATATTTTTAGTAATTCAATTAGCAGTACTTCAGGAATATTTACTTCTATTTCAGCTGGAAGTATTACAGCTGGTGTATTAACTCTTTCAGGTAATTTAATTGTTAATGCTATTACAAGTTCTAGCATAAGTTGTGATTCTAATTCAGCTTCATATTTAGCTGGAATTACTTTTTCTAAAGATGGGTTTGGTGGTACATTAATTAATCCTGAAAGTGATTGGACTTTGGGTACATTAGGTGGATCAGAATCTATTCAATCAATAGGCGGGATTGGATTTAGTATTGCTGGTGCTGTAGGATTTGGTTTCATTAATCCATCTGCACAAATTAGTGTTTCAGGTGGAGTTCATATTGGAGGAGTTAGTGATCCCGGTGCTACTAATTTATTAGTTGATGGAACTTTAAGTGCAGGAAATTTGGCTGCTAGTGGTTCTATTATATTAGGAATTGATGGGGGTTATCTAACAGAAATTAATGGTGGTCATATTACTGGTAATGGTGTCCAGCAAGGAGAACTACCTTATTTGGATTTTCAAGGTAATCTTATAGAATTGGGTTTTACAAGTAGTGCCGGAGTAACTGATAATGGGGGTAATATAAATCTGTACGCAAATAATGGTGGAATGACATCTGGTGATGGTGGATATATAGGTATTTATGCAGGTAGTGCGGAGACTGAGGGCAATGGTGGTAGTGTTATTATACAACCTGGTGTTGGTGCTGGTGATGGTGTAGATGGAGTTGTAAATATTTACGGTAATACAATAATTACTGGAGATATATCTGCAAATAGTATTTCAGCTTTTTCAATTTATGCAGGAAATGAAGTTGTTACTGGGGGTTTAACTGCTACTTCTGTTGTTGCTGGAAGTATTACTAGTGGACAGATAACGACATCTGGTAATATAAATTCATATTACAATGTTTCTTATGCACCTTTTACAATAGATGTTTCACGAATGACAATTGCAGATGCCGGACAATATGTTAAATTAATATCACATAATGATTCAGGTACAGAATTTGCCGGTATCACTTTTTTGTCTGAAAGTTGGAATGGATATTTTGATTGGAAGATGGGTTCTGATGTCGGCGATAAAAAAATTGCTTCTTTAGACAGAACATATGGTGAAGGAACAAGATTTGTATTGTATAAATATGATAATAGCACTAATTTTTCTATTGATAAAGATGGTAATACTGTTTTATATGGAACTCTTACTCTTCCTAATTCAAATGTAATTACAGGATATTCAGGATATTTGGGATTAAACAGTGGAATTGACATTGGTGTTACTTCTAAATTAAGTTCTGCGGGTATAT